CTGTCTGGCATTCTACAGAGGCTAGTGTCTAGGCTCAAGGCACTCAAGACACGGGGCCACTTCGATGTGCCGCCTAGCCTGATTGCCAAGCAAGATGAAATTAAGGCAGAGCAAGACCCGTTGCGTGTGTTCCTAGAAGAAGCACTGGTCAGGGCAAACAGCAACTGTGCTGTCAAAATGACAGACGTTGTGTCTGCATACAGAGGCTTCCTGTCTACGCAATTCAGCAGAGACCATGCCTTGCAGACAAAGACATCACCGCAGTGGTTGTCTCGCAGACTGTCTGAGTTCGCGCCCAACAGCACAACTGGCAGGGTGCAACGCGGTACAATCAGAGCGCGGTTCAGCTTGCACTTCACGGACAAGGGCAAGACATGGCTGGATGCTGGCTGGTCTCTGGATGACCAGTATCACAAGACAGACCAGACCAAACTCAAAGAAGCTAACATCAACACTGGGCTAGGGAGCGTGTGATGCCAAGACCAAACACAATAGGTGCGCCAACAATACAGATGAGTACGTTGCTGAAAGTGGACCAGCTAGACAAGTTACAGAAGATTGCACACAAGGCACGTAAAGACGGGGCCAAACATATCAGCGCGGCCAGTCTGATTAGGGACGCAGTCGATGATTGGCTTGCCAAGAATGACCAAGTATAAACCTTTTCACACACATTCATGCGGTCATGTTGCCTGTGATTTCTGTGGCGCACTAACAAGAGGGCGTGTATATCATAACAGCAAAGAGGTTGTATGTGGTGCGTGTCGCAGACCCATAAGGAGATTGTCCGATGAAGAACAAGATAAAATATGGCAGAGGCTCACCCGTAGCGCGGGTTCTTTCTGACAGACTGTGGCGTCAGCGTGTCGTTAAAAGCAAGAAAATATATAACCGGAAAAAACTAAAGCCCCTCAACGGGGCTTTTGATTTTCTGGGGTACAGGTTTCACAAGGTTCCGGTGACCATGTGTGTGGGTCTCGCATCTGGAAACCCGTACCCTCACATGATGGACAATCAAATGTGATAGGCGGTGCCATAGGCCAATCTGCGTCACCTTGAATGCTAGTTACTTCATCTATCTGCTGTTCGTAAAAATCTGACATTTGTGTTTACGTGCTTTCCTTTTTGTTTATCTGTGTCTGGTGAATAATCTAGGGATGGTGTGATGCTTTCACAATCTAAACCAGCTTGTCTTTTGCCGCGTCTGTATTCGTCAAGGGCATTGATGTAGTAGCGTGTGCCGGTTTCGTTAACCGTCTGAATATGAAAATCAATATACCAGTTGTGAGCCTCAACAAGTGTAGGGCTGGCTTTAAATGTTGCACCCTTACCTGTTTCTCTTGCCTCATCAACTTCAACCCAACCGCTGGCCTTACACTCTTCGACCATTGTGTGCGCGGCTTGCCAGCTTATGCCTAACTCTTCTGCGATAGCTTTCTTGGTGTAAAGTGACTTTACATGTGCCGCTATAAACATCTGCCTCGCAAAAGTATTTCTGGCTGGAGAGGAATTAAAATATCTCTGAAGGGGTGTGGCCATGCGAGTTTGACGGCCCTTATAAACTGCAATCTGATGCTTGGCCTGTTCAATGCCATACTGTGTGCGTAATTCTTTTTCTACATTGTCCATCTGTCTTTGTCCCTTCTGTCACTATTATTCTATCGTCATTTTAATGGTGTTATACTAGAACGCAACCCCTTTGAAATAAATTAATCCGTTTTTTATCGTCATCAACCGTCATCCATCGTCATCATTTGTCATCATATCCGGTGTACACAGTCTGTTTTGATGACGGTTGATGACGATAAGATGACAATAAGCCGGTGTCTATTGTCATCACATAACCGCCTGTAATGTCTAGTGTTTACCAGATGAAATGGTAGATGATGACGATGATGACGATATATTTATGATTTAATGCGTTAGTGTCTTATTATAAGAACAAATACAGAACAAACAAGAGAAAAAAGTATGACAGGTAATTTTGTGCGGTTTTATTGTCATCATCGTCATCATGTATATTCCGCAGTACAGAGTGACAGACTGTGTAGTTTGACATAGACACTAGACATGTCTACTGTTTAGACATAGACACAGTCGGGGAATATAATAATGACAATAGTAGGCGTGGACATCGGGACACACTGTGGTGTTGCGTGGAAGTCCGGTGATGAAGTGTCAGTCACTTCTATAGATACGAGTAAGGCCCGAATGATGGGCGGTGGTATGAGAGCATTAACTCTCAGACGCGAACTCGAAAAACTTTTTGAAGCAATAGGTCCGGTGACTGAACTGGCCTTTGAGAATGTTGAGAGACACAGCGCGACATACGCGGCTCAGATATATGGGGAACTGCGTGGTGTCTTGATGTCTGTCTGTGAAGAGATGGCGATTCCATATCGAGGCATCGGCGTGACCACAGTCAAGAAGCATGTTGCCGGTTCCGGCATTGCGAAGAAAGACAAAGTCCGATTGGTGGTCACCAGTCAGTTTCCTGATGTGCATGTGGCGAATGATGACGAAAGCGATGCGCTGTCTGTCCTTATGTGTGTAATAGATGAGGTATCTTGATGTCCGGTGAAATTGTCAGAGTAGATTTTGGTTCTGCTAAAAGGCGTTACCTGATGGGCTGTCCCGAATGTGAGAGTGTCAACTGGAATGTGGTGATGGACCCAGACACAGGCTCGACACTGTCTGCCAATCCAGACGCAGACGTAGACATGGAATGTTCCGGTATCACATGCGCTGACTGCGGGTTTCATATAGACATGCAAGGCACACCCGTAAACTAGGCACAAAAAAAGGGCGGCACCCCGAAGGATACCGCCCTATGTCTATGCACTGAGATATGCACGAAGTGTTTTTAATATCTCATCAATTGCCGCCAAGGCTTTCATACTTGGAACCTTGTCTGGCAAATCTTCTTCCAGAGACACAGGCGTACCCGTCCCGATAGACAGGGCGCGGATACGCTGTGCAACTTTGAGCCTGAGATAATCAGCGATGCCTTTGGGCAGTGGTGTTCTGCCCGAAGACCAGTTCTTCATGGTCTGATTGGTTACGCCAAACAATGCACGTAACTCCACCGGTTCCATGTCTAGGGCAAGTAGACTTATCCGCAACTGAGCCGGTGACAGAGTGTTCTGTGTCTGTCTAGGGTCTTCAATTGGGAAGTGGTCTACCCACCCCATCGGCTTGCGCTTCTTTGCAAACCTTTTGCGAAGCAATGCTTCCGGTACTGAAGGGGCTACTGTCATGTGACTAGCCTCCTCTCTATCGCACTGCGACAGTCCTCAAACATCTTGGCCTTGACCTCGCCCACCTTCTTTTTCAGAAGCCAGAGCGGGGCTTCAAAACCATGCTGGTCACGGTCTGTCAGCTTACCACGTTGAACGATGGTAGATTTAGCAAACCACTCAGGTTCAATTAAGTCTGCTAAGTCGATGAGTAGTGCCTTGTCTGTTTCATTTTTGATTTTGCCATAAAACAAAACAGCATTGTTACTATCTGTCCCATCCTTTAACAGACCCATCTTTATGAGATTTTCCTCATACCAGTCTGCGTTTTGTAAGGTGTTTTGTCCCCATCCCAAGACCTCTTTTATTCTGTCTGGGTGTAGAAAAACAGAGCGCGGTATGGGCCTGTATTGGTCCTCAATACACTTGAGGAATTCAGCTTCATCAACCACACGCACAGTGTCACCATAGTCTGTCGTGCCTTTCCAGAGGACAACCACCTTAGTTCCTTTTGGAAACTTACGTGACCGCCCGTCCGTCTTAGCCCGATAGGGAAGTTTAAAGTTGTATCCCACAACCGGATTAGAATTTGACTGGCTCATGACTCCCCGCTCCTATTTTGATTTCATTAATCATGTCTATGACATATTCCATATCACCTTGGTCCGGGTCATAGAACGAAGTGTCATAGTAGTTAAGGCCAACCTTAACCAGTACGGGAACATCACTGCCATACAGCGGATGTTCATAAAGTGTGACACCTGATACGGTGTACAGTTCAGCCGGTTTATTTACGTTAGTCATTAGTCATCTCCACTTCATTGACAGGATGTACATCTTCCATAGTCCATTCGTGACCATCATCTGCTTTGACCCAATCAGTGTCATTTTGCTTTGCCATCTGCCAAGCTGTATCCGCATTGGGTGCTTCAAGGATTAGTTCATATCCCACGTCCATCGTGGCGGTTACCTTAAATTTTGGCATTTGAGTTTTCCTTCTCCAGAATTTGCATGTGTGTGGCTTGGGCGTTGCCAACTTGGCCCCCTACTACTCGCGCCCATTCACTCTGGGCATTTGCTTCCAGTTCGGCTTGACTGTTTCCAGAAACAGTGACGCTCCTCCAAACAGTTCCATAAACTTCTACTTTTGCTGTAAATTTAGACATTGTATTACCTCTCGTCTGTGTCTGTGTCTGTGGGTCTACCACTACGCTATGCGTTTCGGCCCAGACCATCGGGCCTCATCAGGTGGCAGGGGCCACCACCGAAGCGGTGACCCCGTGTTAAGTTTAGGCAAGTTCATCAGCCAGCTTGTCCAAGTCCATCAGAATTTCATGGACAGTGCGGCCCCAGATGTTTGCGTTCAAGCAGTCGGCAAACTCTTTACGTGACCCGTAATGTGCCACCTCAAGTCCGACAACTTTGATGCCCCACTGGTTAGCCAGCTTGACCATCTGCTCAAGGTCTGGACCACCGGCACCACCGTCTGTCAGGATGAATATAACTTTCTTATCTTCATCCAAGTCGCGCATCTGTGATGCCATAGTCATGAGACCCTCAGTCATAGGTGTACCACCACCTGTGTTACCCCAGAGGGTAGTCACATTGTAGTCGGACTTAGACCAAGGCACGTTGAACGGCTTGAGTGTTGTGCTGTCATTGGCGTCCGGTCTAATGCGGCAACCAGTCTGATATATGGGGTCCATACCCATTTCAGCTAGGTTCCAGCCTATACCATTCGTATCATGACCTTGTGTATATTCAGTTTTAAAGTCAGTGTTACGAGCGGCTGAAACTTGAACCATAGGGAATGATGAGACAGAGAACTTAATGTTAGCCGCTGACATAGCATCACCCAACACAAAAGCCAGCTTGACTGCATCATGGTTGTCTGAGCCGCGCATGGATGATGAATTGTCCACCATGATACCAACGGCTGTCCGATAACCTGACCGCTTCCATGTCTTGTTAAAGACATTATTGGAATTGCTAGACAGGCGGTGTAAACGGCCCCTGTCCAAACGTCCCTTGTCACGGTTCCGCAACTCGCCCCGTCTGTCTGGGTTGGTTAACAGCCGTGTGATACGTTGCTTGGCCGCACCTACTGAGCGGGGTAAGTCTGCCCGTATCTGCTTGGCCCGTGTCTTACCGGACCTGATGGAACCACCTTCCAGAGACAGTTGAGAGTTTCGCGCTGTGTCTACCACTTGTAAACCAGCGGCATCTGGATTGCGGTCTGTAATATTGTCAGCCATAGGCCGCACATCACGTTCTGCATCCATCTGGTCCAGAGGGTTAATGTCATCTATGACACTGCCATCACCGGCATCAGGACTGAAACCTTTGACAGGTGACTGGGCATCAGGCGTCTGCTGTTCAGCATCATCAGCCTCATCAGTGTCTGTTGCACCTTGTGCATCACCCTCTGCATCAGCATCAGCATCTGCATCAGCATCAGCATCTGCATCTGCATCAGCCTCTGCATCAGCCTCTGCACTGTCAGCATCCGGTGTTTCAGTAACATCAGAAGACATGGGCTGATTGTCTGTGTCTGACCGGTCATCATTCTGATCACCTTCCTGACCTTCACCAACATCTGGCTGACCGTCTGGCTCTTCCTGTTGCTGTGGGTAGTAGTCCACAAATTCTTGTGTCAAAGCCCATGCATCCGCTGTTGTTTTGCACAGCTTCAACTTGTCGGCCCACATGCGAATGTGAGGGGCCAATGGGCCAGCCTCATCCAACAGGCCATCCGCAGATGGCACTTCATAGCCGCACATCTCTACATAAGCCAGTGTGTTGATGCTGAATGACAAAGACCGTGGGTTGGCAGGGTGCCAGCCATTTTGTTTAGAATAACTCACGCAGTATTCTGTCAGTAATTCTAAATATTTTCTGGCACCAGCGAAACGGCCCCGTGACACCAAGTCCAGTTCCATGCGCGGGTCTTCAAAAGCATTTAGTATCTGGGCATATTCTTTGCCTTTACGGCATGCCTGTTTCCAGACATTTAAATCTGTGCAGATATTATGGCCCATCTCATGGATGGCGAAGCCTGTCATAGTGTCAGCCTCATATCTGGTAACAGATGCTGTAGCTGGCAGAGTAGGCATATTGATACGACTGCGTAGGTATTTGCCGCCCTCTTCATCACTGAGAGACCAGTGGGTCCCTGCCGTTGCACCACCATGCCATGTAACCTGACATTCAACCTTACCAAAGTCGGGCAAGTGTCTCAGGCTTGTCTGGATTGCAGTGTCTACTGCGTGGGTTAAATCTTGTGCAATGATATAAGACATATCGAGTTGCTCCTGTCTGTGTCTGTGTCTCTGATTTCATGGTCTCCCAATCATCAGGCCGGATACACATCCGACTATCAGAGTTGGGCAGGGGCAGTAAAAACCGCCCCCGCCAGATTTTTAGTTGAAAGGCATTTCATCCTCATCACCGTCAGTCTGCTTTTCAGCATCACCCTCATCAGCCGGTGGGGTCCATGTCTCGCCCTTAGACAGGGCCAGCCATTCATCAGGATTGACATTGGTGTTGAACAACTGGGTCAGTGTTTCTTGGTCTACCGCTTCCAGCGCATTACCAATCACCCAATGCACAACCTCTGATGGGTCCATGCCATCCATTACCATCAGGGCAATGTTGGTACTTTCCCTCAGTGAAACTGTCAGGGTTGGGGCCTCACCCCTGTCATGCGCTTTACGGCAGATAGACATAAAGTCTACCAGACTGTCACAGAACGCCTTTGGTGCATTTGACCGCTGACGCAATACCCGACTTTCCTGAGATTTTGAAGGGTAGCCAAAGTGCAGTTTGATTGCACAGCGAGACAGCAAACTGCTATCCATCTGCTTTGCACCGGCATACAGGCCAGATGCATCACCCCGCCCGTTGGTGTTGTCTGCCAGCATAATCTGGACGCCTTCAGCAACTGCGATACTTTCACCAGTCTGAGGTACGATATATTCGCGGTCCTGTAGGATACCATTGAGGGCCACCAGTACATCAGGCCGCGCCCTGCTTACCTCATCAATGAGGATAACAGCGCGGGGCTGTCTGACTGCTTTAAGCAGTAGGCCATCAGACCAGTATGTGGTGCCGCCCCTCACTTGGAACCCGCCAAAGAAATCATCAACTGTTGTGTCATCAGACACAGTGATGTTCCAGAATGACCGCCCTGTCTGTCCAGCAAAGTAACGGGGCAGAGAGGATTTACCAGTACCGGCTGGCCCAAAGAACAGCATAGGCAAAGGTACCGCACGTCTGGCAACCGAAAGAAAAGCATGAGCCAGTTTTGGGTCCGGCACATAATTTGGGTCAACAGCCGGTGCGCGGGTATCATTATAGACAGGGATATCCCAGTCTACATTCAGACCGCGAAAGATTTTGCCAGCCTTCACTGTGCCGGTCTCTTCAACATGCTGGACATGTTCATTGACGTCCGGCACTTCAATAGCTGGCGCAGATGCAACAGGCATGGCCACCACGTTATCCGCTGGACGGCTGGCCAGTTTAGCTTGAAGGTCTGTCTTTTCTGACAGCATCTCCATAATACTGCCCCGAAGGTCAGCATAAGGCTGTTGCAGAATACCATCTGCCTGTTCTTCCAGACCAGAAGACTTAGCCCAGTCACCCATTTCTGAAACAGCTTCAGCCTTTGCGATTGGCTGGGCTTGAATAGCTGGTTTAGGTTTTGGCATAGCCGGTGCAGTCGCACCCGCTGGCGTACCATAACTGGCCGCATCTAAGCCCAGCTTTTGAGCCGCCTCAATAATCTCAGCCTTGCTGGCCAAGTGTAGTTTGAAACTCTCGCCCAGAATGTGGGGCTGTTGTTTCATTTTTGCCCGCATATCTGTGAGCAGTGCAGTGCGCTGTTGCGCTGTAAGTTTGAAATTATGCATGTTGTAACTCCCGTTCCATGCTGTCTGTGTCTGTTGCTGATTTCATGCTTTCGCAATCATCAGGCGGGATACACATCCCACTATCAGCTTTGGCCAGACATAACCCAGTCTGGTTGTCTCAGTAATCCCCGTCAGCGTAAGCATGGTCTAGTGCCATTTTATTTGTTGCTATCAAAGCTCGTCCTAATGGTGCTGGGGTCTGAGCGGGTTGGGTGGCTAGGCCATGTGAGCCGAAAATCTCCAAAAAATTCCTGTCCCCCCTAATATGGGGCAAGACATAGACATTATCAACATTTAAATGGCGTAAAGTGCAAAAAAAGATGATTTAGCCCAAAACATGCACCTTTCACCATTACATCAGCGAATGTTGGATGTGCCACCCGCGTGGCCAAAAATCCACCGTCTGGACCGGTAAACCGCCACAGTCCGGCCCCCAGACAGCCTGACAGGCCCCAGACACGCAGACAGACAGACTGACAGACACAATGGCGGACACAGTCTGAATTCAGACAGGCTGTAACCCGCTGAACGCCTGATGTTTTGCGTGTCACCCACCGGTCTGCCAGACCGTTGCCCCGTCAATTTGACCGCCCACGGCCCACTGTGCCAAGACACTGTCGGACCCCCGGATTCGGTTCCAAAAAATCTGCGTGTGCGTGTGAACCTCATGCATGAGTTTTTGAGGGCTTGGAAAGATTACTTGAAAAATAGTGATTATTTTTTTATTTTTATTATAATGATGACAGGGGTCTAGATATATGGCGCGAAGAATAGATAAACCGGTTCCTAAACACCTACGTAACGCGGTGGAGTTGGAGCAAGAACTAGCTTTGATTGAGAAAGAGGACATGATGCTCCAGCATCCAACCTTTCTTGGCAACCAAAGACAGTTCATAGACCGCATATATCAGCATTTACCAGAGGTAGCCGACAAGCTGGTCAAGTTTATGACGGCGAATCCAGAGCGGGTATACGGTTCTAACGGCACGGTACAGCTTATGTTGCCCGAAGAAGTCGCTATGACGGACGGTCAGCTACAATTATTCAAGCTAATACTACAGAAGGGCTTACCTAATCAGGCCCCGGTCACAATGTCGGGAGAACAGAACCAGTTTGGGTCCGGTAAAGTGGCCATAACTATTAACCAAACCGGACCTAACGTGGATTTGGAGAACATAACGTCATCCGTAGACGGTGTGCGCCGTGGTCAGGCAGAGAAAGTAAATACTATTTCCTTTAATCGCCCGGATATAGTGGACCACGATGACAACTGAAATAACCTTTGAGGCACATCACACTCAACAGCTAGTGTTAGAGGACCCTCACCGCTTTATTACTATGGTATGCGGCAGACGTTGGGGTAAAGACCACCTAGCTTCTATCAAGATACTCTCACACAGCCTTACACACGCAAGTAACCGGGGCGGTAAGATGTATGCGTGGTTGAACCCTGTCTATAATCCGCAGGGTAAAGAAAGTTTCCGGGTGTTTCGTTCCTTTGCCGAGAGTGGTGGACTTATAAAGAAGGTTGTAGAGACCCCACCAATGGAAGTGCGTCTGATAAACGGCGATAAGGTTACATTCTTTTCTGCGGACCAGCCAGATAACCTACGTGGTGGACAGTATGACGGCGTTATTCTTAATGAGGCTGGGTTTATATCCGACCTAGACGAAGTTTGGTCTGGTCCTGTTGCGGCGATGCTACTTGACCGGGCGGGTTGGGCGTGGATTATGGGAACTCCTAAAGGTAAAAACGCCTTTCATAAGTTCTTTCTACGGGGCATGGACCCTGAGACAGCGGACGGTAAGCCTAATCCGTGGAAGAGTTACAGGTTTCCTACGAAGACTAACCCTTTTATACCGCCTGAAGAACTGGACCGGTTGAAGGATGAACTGCCAGCCGACATGTTCAAACAAGAGTTTGAGGCTGAGTTTCTCGATACAGGCGGTGCTGTCTTTCGGGGCTTAGACCAGATGCGGTCTAGAAGTGATGGACTTGAACTTATCCCACAGGCAGACAACTGCCGCGTAGGCATAGACTTGGCGAAGCATACAGACTTTACATGTCTGGTAGCCCTAGACAATTCCAACAATGTTATTGGATATGACAGGTTTAACCAGCTTGATTGGTCTATTATCAGTCAGCGTATAGAACATTTTTGCTCCAGATACAGAGGCAAAGTGGTAATGGATGCCACGGGAGTAGGTGACCCTATCTATGAAAACCTTGTAAGTAAGGGGCTGGTGATTGAGCCGGTCAAGTTTACTAACGATAGGAAGACCCAGATGGTACAGAACCTTATGCTTCTTATAGAAGAAGGTTGTGTACAGATACCTTTGCCCGGTCAGAGTTTGGACCCTAGTCACGACACCTCAACAATGTGGGCTGAGTTAGAAGCCTACACCTATAATATAACCCCCACCGGCAGAATTAGATATGAAGCTCCCCGTGGTTTTCATGATGATACTGTGACGGCTTTATTCTTAGCCGCTTCCGCTATGCCAATGATGACGGCACAAGCCTTTGCAGATGTGGACTTGAATAACGTCCGAGGTGTTGGAGAGCTTTGATAATACTAGCCAGACACATTATTTTATTGTAATATCGTGTCTATGTCTGTGTCTGGAGATAATTATGCCATATACTGCCAAACAAAAGAAACTCGCTCGGATAGCTCCGCCCCGCAATAAAATCACTAGGGCGGACTTTAATGTTCTTAATAAGAAACCAAAGAAAAAGAAAAAGAAGAAGAGCGCATGAAGAAGAATATCAAACAGCCTGTGCGCCCAAAGGTAAAACCAAAAGGTAAAGTGAAGCAAGGCTTGGCTATCATGGCGAAGAGTGACCAGACACATTTTGCCCCTCGCAGAAATTTAAAGGTTTAGACATGGCACACGATAACAGTGGTAAGGGCGACCAGTCCGGGGTCAATTCACTTGTACAAAACACAGA